TATCAAATCTAAATTTGAAACTGGAGGAGCGAAATGATTACCGAGCCTGAGGTAAAATGGTCTACGGATCAAATGGTCGAAATTACATTAAATGAACCAGATGATTTCTTAAAAGTAAGAGAGACTCTCACAAGAATTGGAGTAGCATCTCGTAAAGAGAAAAAGATTTATCAGTCCTGTCATATTCTGCATAAGCAAGGAAGATATTATATTGTACATTTTAAAGAACTATTTGCTTTGGATGGTAAGCATGCTAATCTAACGCAAAATGATGTTCAGCGTCGTAATCGCATCATCCAATTACTATCTGATTGGGGTCTGATAACTATTATGAATGTAAGTAAAATTACTGATATAGCACCATTAAATCAGATCAAAGTGTTAGCATATAAAGAAAAACATGAGTGGATACTAGAGACAAAATATAATATAGGAAAGAAAAAGAAA